GAATTGCTCTATGGCACTCGTTCTCTCGTCATCTGACGTGTCACCAAAATAAGTGACCGTGGACCGCGGACCGTGCTCCTTGGTGAGGGCATCTGCAATTCGTTTCACGTCATACCGGAATCGTGACCAGATGATGACCTTACCCTCGGATTCCTCGAGGCAGGCCATCAGTTCTGCGAGCCGGTTGTCGTTTATCTCAACGAATTCCCCGCTGTCTGTTTTGGTATGTCCGGATAAAACCTGCTGCATCCGTAGCAGCTGGGTCATGACATTGGGAGTAGTCATAAACTCATGATCGTCAATCTGAGCCAGCGCAAAGTCCTTGAGCTCCGTGTAGATCCTCAACTGTTCCGGGGTCAGCGCCACATCTCGTCGCGTATATATTTTGTCTGGCAGATCCAGGCACTCCTCTTTCATGATGCGGCTGGAGAAGTTTTTAAGCAGGGCCGACAGCCGTTCGAGATTTCTATATCCGACTATCTGGTTGAAGGAGTGAGAGCCGACCGAGCGTTTTGTCATGATGGCGTAGCGGTACTGGAACTGGAAAAAGTTATCGCCGCAATCCTCAAGCAGTTCCTTATCGAGAAAGCGGCACTGCGCCCACAGGTCCATGGGCGATTGGGTGACGGGGAAGCCTGTCAGGATGCGCCGGTATTTCGCAAGCGGCGCTACGCTAATAATGGTTTTAGTGCGGCGTGCCTTGGGAGATTTTATTGCTGTCGATTCATCCACGGCCAGGAGAGATTCTGAATGGTTCAAGAACATGGTGAGAAAGCGTTTGCCCTTCGATGTTGAAAGCGCCTCGACGTTCATAATAAATATTCTGAGGGTTTCCGATGGCTCCAACAGATCGAGCAGCCGTTTCTTGTTTGCCTTGGTTGGAGAAGGTGACCACACGACCAGGTCGTATTTTATGCGGTCCGGCATGTGGGCGGGTATCTCCTGTCGCGCCCAGTTTCTGTAAACGCCCTTGGGCGCCACTATCACAAAGGCATCGATCTCGTTTCGCTCATAGAGCAGTGCGGCATTATCGATACAGACCTTCGATTTGCCTGTGCCCATTTCCATAAAATACGCCCACACCTTTTTGTGCCAGGAAGCTTCGAGAACGTCTTTCTGGTGCTGGTATGGCGTCGTCTTGAATTTATATTTCACGCCACCACGGGCCACAGAGACTGGTCGTAGAACGCCCGGCAATACTCCTGTGCCGCTTCGCCTTTGAGTTGACCGGCGCCCTTATTCCAGACCGAGTAGTTCTCGTGGCGCTTGATCCCAGAGCGGAAATGCCACCACTCTTCGACATCGTCGAAATGGAGAGCCATGGTGAGTGGTCCGAGGTTAACCCAGACGCCAAGATCGTTGTCTGGGCATTCCATTGTTATACGCGGCTCGACGTGATGCGTTACGATAGTGGGGTTATCCATTTCGAGGTCCTCTCCAAAACCATGAACCATGGGAGCGAGTATATCCCATGAAAAACATATTGCAATGGGAAACCATCTGATCTATTCTGCAACTTCGACGAGAAAGGAGAAAGAGTGGCCGGCACTGTTTTCATCACGCAAGAGAACCCCAAGGTAGACACCCTTTCGGCAAGAGCCTGGGGTCATCTTGATCTTCTAACATCCTCTTTCGATCAGGTTCATTTGGACCCTGGGCGCATTGTTTCCCAGATGCGGCGCAAGCTTCGTCACTATAACGATGAGGATTGGCTGCTTGCGTTAGGGGATCCGGCCATTATAGGCATTGCGTTCGCAATAGCCTCAGAGTCCAACTCCGGACGTATAAATCTTCTGAAATGGGATAAACGGGAAAAGACGTACTACCCCGTTAACATCAAAATACGTGGCGGAATTGGAGATTTTGAAAACCTGACGAGGAAATACGTTGATGAGTAAAGACGACATATGGACTGAAGCAGCAGCTGATGCAAAAGCGTTTAGTGGTTTGACGATGGAAGCTGGTTCCGAACTGTCTGGCATGATTCGTGATTTGAACGAGCTCGATAGAGAGGTAGCGAAACTTGATGACCAGCTTCGTGCAAAAAAGAAAGACCGAGATCGATATCTGTACGATTTGATTCCAAATCACATGCGTGAGATTGGTCTTGATAAAGTGGAAGTGGATGGCAGCACAGTCAGTTTATCCACCTTCGTTTCTGGGACGATGCCAAGGGATCCATTAGAAAAGTCAGTGGCTTTACAACATCTGACGGATATTGGTTGTTCTGATTTTATCAAGAACGATGTCGTAATAAGATTTGGTACGACCGAGCACAACCGTGCGACGTCACTTCAAGCCGATCTAGATGAACAGGGATACGAGACCACATCGAAGACGTGGGTTGAACCGATGACCTTGAAAAAATTGATTAGAGAGCGATTTGAGAACTCCCAGGAAATCAATCTTGAGATGTTCAATGCGACCGTTGGAACAATAGCGAAAATTAAGAAAGGATCATGAACGATGGCTAAAACAAATGGTGCATTAGAGAAGGCGTTTGCTGAAGACAGCGGAGCGGGATTTGAAGACGTTACTCAATCGGATGTTCAAATTCCTTTTATCCGAATCATCCAGGCATTGTCTCCCCAGCTAAAGAAAAAAGAGCCACTTTCTTTTATAGAAGGTGCCTCACAGGGAGACATATTTAATACGGTCACCAAGAAATATTGGGAGGGGGATGAAGGAGTGGTTATCATCCCGGTCCACTTTCAACTTAAGTTGAATGAGTGGGTCCCAAGGTCTCAAGGCGGAGGTTTCGTTGGAGAGCTGTCTCCTATCTGCGACGAGGTACGCAAGGCCGTGCGCGACAAAGATGCCGGCATGGAAGTTCTGGAAAATGGTAACGAACTGGTCAGGACGGCCACGCATTATGTCAAGATTGTGCATGAGGATGGATCTCTGGAAAGTGCAATGCTGGACATGAAAAAGACACAATTGAAAAAGTCGCGCCTCTGGTTGTCCATGATGACGATGCAAAAGCATAACGGCTTAACGCTGCCCAGCTTTGCCAATATGTATCGTCTGAAATCGGTTGAAGAGGGCAACGATAGGGGAAGCTGGCATTCCTGGTCTATCTCGCTTGAAGGGCCGGTTGCGTCGATGGAGGTCTACACAGAAGCCAAGGAGATGCACGGGACCATTGGTCGCGGAGAGTTGAGAATTGCACCTCCTCCTCCTGAACAGTTGATTGTTGATCAGACCGATTCTGACGATAGCATACCGTTCTAGAGAGGGATTGATCCCCCGCATTATGCGGGGGATCCCTTGGCTATGGGTACGCAGGAGCAACGGTTCTTTGACCTTTTCGAGGGTCACACAGGAGCGCATGGACAGACATCTGTCCTGGATACGAAGCGGCGCGGTAAGCAGGAAGCTGATTATATAATCATCCGAGAGCCGCTGACCGTGGAGCTCGTGCGCGAGCACCTAGACGGCAAGCGGGGCATAGGATCTATTCCTATCGATGAAGCGAACATGTGCTCCTTTGGAGCCATCGACATCGATGATTATGACCTGGATCTTGCGGCTCTTTATTCCAAAATATCCAGGCTGAAACTGCCCCTGATCACATGCCGTTCTAAATCTGGCGGCGCTCATTTATTCATATTCATGTCTGAAAAGATCGCAGCCTCTGAGATGCGCGATAAGCTGTCAGAATTTGCAGCAGCGCTTGGCTGGGGAACGTGCGAGATTTTCCCAAAACAGGAAATACTAAAAACGAATAGGGGGGACGTCGGTAGCTTTATAAACCTGCCGTACTTTGGCGAATACACGACGCGCTATGCTCTGTCGAAAAACAACAGCAGCCTGAGCCTTGATGAGTTTTTAGACAAGGCGGAAAAGGCGAGGATATCTCTAAAGCAGCTGGCTTCGATTTCTGTGGGCGGTGATGGCACGGTCCTCCCGCAAGGCCCACCTTGCTTACAGCAGATTACGGAGCTGGGTATTCCAGAGGGGGGTAGAAACCAAACTCTTTTGAACGTGGGCATTTATTACAAGATGGTTGATTCGGAGAACTGGAAGGAGCTTTTGGAAAAACACAATCAGGAACATTGCATTCCTTCTCTGCCGGCTAAAGAGATCGTCATGATTCAGGAGCAGCTAGAGAAGAAGGATTATTATTACACGTGTAAGCAGGAGCCCCTGCATTCCCACTGCAACAAAGTGCTCTGCAAAACAAGAAGATACGGTATCGGTAATGGTGAGACAGCGCCCACATTGAGCGGATTGACCGTGGTGGAATCGGAGCCGCCCGTGTGGTTTCTGGATGTTAACGGCATGCGGCTGGAATTATCGACCAAGCAATTACAGATACAGCAGGAATTTCAGCGTGCTTGCATGGAACAGATATACAAGATGCCGGCGAGAATTAAGGATAGCGATTGGCGCGATCAGATAGATGTAATGCTGGAGAGCGCGACACGTATTTCCGTCCCGGAAGAATTAACGCAGAAGGGGCAGTTCATGGAATTGTTGGAGCAATTCTGTGCGGGAAGGTTCCAGGCGCACAGCCCAGAGGAGTTGATTACGGGGAAGCCGTGGACAGAGGACGGTATCACGTATTTCAAGCTCGGTGCCCTACAGGAATTTCTGAAACGTAATAATTTTTTAGTCTACACGCGCGGACAGATAACCGAACGTCTCAAGGAACTGAACAGCGGCAAGATATCCGACAAGAGGTATTCATTCACGGATGACCAAAGCAAGCAGCGCGTTGTCCGTGTGTGGTTTGTCCCAGAGATGAAGCGTGGAGATGTGGAGCTCCCTGAAGTCACGTTTGAGCCAGAGGACGTTCCCTTTTGACAGAAACCACCACGTACATGGGGCCACCCGGCTGCGGCAAAACGCAAACCGTGTCGAATCTGGTACGGAATTGTATTGAGGAGGGGATTCCTCCAGAGCGCATTGCGTGCGTATCGTTTACCAGGAAAGCCGCGTCAGAGAGTCGGCAACGTGTGTGCAACGACTGGGGAATATCCGAAGACATGCTTCCTAATTTCCAAACGCTTCACTCCATAGCGTTTCGAGGAGGGGGGTTTACAACGAAGGATCTTCTGCGATCGAGTGATTTGAATGAGATAGGGCACCAGATTGGTCTTGTATTCGGGAAGAACAAGAACAGCAACATAGAGAGCGATTTCGATCAGGTAGGTTTGGCGGAAGGGGACCAGCTTCTCGGCCTTTATTATCTGGCGAGGAACAAGCGGATATCGATCGAAGAGGCTTTCAGAAGATACGCTCATCCCAACATGTCATGGCCCAAAATGAAGCTTCTTGTAAACTCCTATGATGATTTCAAGCGCGTCAGGTACAAGATAGATTTTACGGACATGGTCGAGAAGTTCGTGGAGCGCGGAATACCTCTGGACATCGATGCTCTGTTTGTTGATGAGGCCCAGGATCTTTCCACTCTGCAATGGGAGATGATTAATATTTTACGGCAACAGGCGGCAACCGTAGTTTTTGTCGGGGATGACGATCAAGCCATCATGGATTTTCAAGGCGCAGATGTGGCAGCATTCCAGAATGCATCAACCAATAAGATAATTCTAGATCAATCTTACAGAGTACCTCGTCTGATATGGAAAGAAGCGCAGACCATAGTTCGTAGAATTGAGGGTCGCGAGCCAAAGGTTTGGCATCCAACAGAGCAAGAGGGGCGAATCCAGTGGCATCAAAGCGTGCTCGATGTTCCCTTGAATTCCGGCAACTGGACGATCATGGCTCGAACCAATCGATTGGTATCGACATATGCCAAGATGCTGCGGGATGAAGGTTTTGTATACAGCCGAAAAGGCCATCCCAGCATTGCCCCAAAAATTTATGATGCGATGATGGATTGGGAGTCCTGGACGAAAGGGCAGTCCCTTTCGGGACCACAAATCCGCAATGTTTATTCCCATATGAATAATGCATACGAGAAGGGGTTTGGACCACGGTCCGGGAAGCTTCAAGCACTGACCGAGAATGATTTGGTCACGATGGATGAAGCCATGGGTACGTTGGGCTTGTTGCGCGATAAAGAATTGAGATGGCACGAGGCTTTGGATAAGATAGATCTCGAAACTAAAACCTATATCCTCAACGCTCTCAAGCGCGGTGAAAATGTAAAGCACCCCCGTATAAATCTCAGCACTATCCATGGCATGAAAGGCGGGGAGTGCGATAATGTGTTAGTAGTTCCTGACCTCTCTTATGCGGCAGCTGGCAAGCTAAAGAAAGGGGGGAATGTAGAGCACCGAGTGTTTTATGTTGCGGTCACACGAGCAAAAAAGGAGCTCCATGTTATGGCTCCGATGACAAACCAGTATTATGATATATGACCTTAGATACTTTATTAAAAACAATACAAGATCTTATATCAGGACCGAGGGCTGAGGCTCACGGTGATTTTGTAACGCTTCATGAACGTGTGGCTGAGCTATGGACACCCGTTCTGAAAAATGGACCCGTAACGGCTGACAAGGTAGCGCTGTGCATGGTTCTGCTGAAAGTCGCCAGGGATGAAGTGGGAAAATTTAACAAGGACGACTATATTGACGGCGCTGCATACATGATCTTATGGGCGCTTTTAAGATCTCTCAAGGATGACTCTGGTGATTGAGGATATTTTCGACGAGACGATCTGGACACCTCCTGACTCCCTTCCAAACCTATCTTCCGAAAAGCTCATAGCCATAGACGTGGAAACGCGCGATCCGAACCTGAAGACTTTAGGGCCGGGCTGGGCGAGAAACGATGGGGAACTGATTGGTATCGCCGTCGCTGCGAAGGATTGGCATTCCTATCTCCCCATCGGACATTGGGGCCGCGGCAACATGGCCAAGGATTTGGTCGTTCGTTGGCTCAAGGATCAACTGAAGCACGGCATGGATGTCGTCTTCCATAACGCGCAGTACGATCTTGGATGGCTTTTGACGGAGGGGATAGAGATAAAAGGTCGCATACTCGATACGATGATCGCGGCGCCTTTGCTGGATGAAAACAGGTTCAGCTACTCTCTCAACGCCCTATCTGCCACCTACCTGGGAGAGCGCAAACAGGAACAAGATTTAAGACGAGCTGCGGGCCAGCATGGTGTCGATGCCAAGTCTGAGATGTGGAAACTGCCGGCGGCACGAGTAGCTTTATACGCAGAAACAGATGCACGTCTGACATTGGGGTTATGGGATATTCTCCATAAAAAGCTATTGGATGACGGATGCTCTGACATACTGGATATGGAGCTTTCCCTCCTGCCTATCGTATTCGAGATGCGGCGCCGCGGGGTAAGGGTGGATGTCGAAAAGGCTAATGAGGCGAAGAATATTCTGAACAAGAAAGAGGATGTTCTGCTCAGAGAAGTTCGTGAGGAAACCGGTATTCAACTTGAGCCCTGGAACTCGAAG